GAAGTCAAGGTTATAATCGCACCTATATGCAAGGATAATTATAAGTCCTTGAAACTGTGCCGAAAACTTGGCTTTGAACAGGTAGCTGACATCCCCTATGGGCATCAAGATGGGGATTTAATAGTGATGGTTATGAAGCGTGACCGATGTGTTTGGTTACAACAAGGAGAATGAAATGGGTTCAGTAGTAAGCGATATTTTTGGCGGTGGTGGCGGAGGCGGTTCAAGTCCACCCCCAGCACCAGACTATACACAAGCGGCAAGGGCAACAGCCGCAGGAAACATGATTGGGCAAAATACGCCCTATGGCAGTTTAAATTATGCACAGTCTGGGACTGACCAATATGGCAACCCAATGTACACAGCAAACCAAACGGTTGCGCCTAATTTGCAACCTGCGGTACAAAACTCACAAAATGCTGTAAGTAATTACCAATATCAGCCATTTAGCGCTGGTAATTTGCCGTCTTATGGTATTAATCCAGGGCAATCATATCAACAAGCTGAAATGTCTATTCTTCAGCCACAAATTGACCGCCAAAGACAACAAACATTAACTCAGCTTGCAAATCAAGGTATTCAGCCTGGTTCTGAAGCCTATCAAAATGCGTTGCAAGACCTTAATAATCAGCAAAATAACTTGTTAGCTAATGTAACTACAGAAGGCATTGGCGTAGGTTTAAATGCTAATCAGCAACAATATGGTCAAAATCTTAATACTTACAATACTAATTTGGCAGCGCCTTTTAGCTACGCAAGTAATGTAAAAGCATTGGCAAATCCTAGTTATGTACAAACACCTGCTGGCCCTAATTATTTAGGTGCTGTAAACGCACAATACCAAAACCAATTAGGCGCATATAACGCTAGTCAAGCTAACCAAACAAACCAAATGAATGGTTTATTAGGTCTTGGCGGCACATTAGGTGGCGCTTATTTAATCGGCGGTGCTGGAAGAAGTTTGGGTGGTGGAAGCAGTTTATTAGGCGCTGGTAGTAACGGTTTAGGGGCTGGCGGTTCTGCAGACTATCTTGCTGAAATTGGACTGTTATAAGGACATAATATGGCAGACTTTACACCTACAACTCAAGCATCATTATTGCAACCAGAATATCCTGAGTTGCAAACATTAAACCGCCAACAACAATATGCACAAGCATTATTAGGTCAAGGCATGAATGACCAACCACAAGGTCAAATGGTTAGCGGTTTTTATGTTAAACCTTCAGCGTTGCAATCATTAAACCCATTAGTTAAAACTTTAACTGGTGCTTATTTAGGCAATAAAGCTGATACTAAAGCACAAGAATTAGCTAATGCTTTGCGTGGAAAACAAGAATCTGATATTACTCAATTTGGAGAGTTAATGAAAACTAATCCAAATGATGCTTATGCTTTTGCTACAAAATCTAATATACCCCAATTGCGTGAAATTGGACTTAAAAAGCTCATGCCAGAAGAAATTACTCTTGGAGAAGGGCAAAAACGCTTTATTACTATGCCTGATGGAACAGTTAAAGAAATTGCTTCAGGTGCAGAAAAATTGCATACTGTTGGAAAAAATCTTGTTACATCAAATGGTAAAGTGATTTATACAGCTCCAGCTTCAGCAGAAGAAAAAGCAAATCCACAAGAAGCAGGACTGCGTAGCTCTTTCTTTAATCAAGCTCAACCACATATTCAAATTAGTCAAGCGTATCGCAAAATTGAAAGTGCGCCTGAAACTGCTGCTGGCGATATGTCACGCATATTTGGCTACATGAAAATTCTTGACCCAGGCTCTACTGTGCGTGAAGGCGAGTATGCTTCTGCTGAAAATGCACGAGGCGTACCAGCTTCAGTTATGGCTCAATACAATCGTGTATTAAATGGTCAGCGTTTAACTCCGCAACAGCGTAATGAATTTACTCAATCCGCTGGCGATTTGGTTAAAAGCCAAAAAGAACAATTTGACACGCAGAAAAAATATTATTCAGATGTGGCAACTCATTACAGAATTGACCCTTCTAATATTATTTATGACCCTTATGCTGATTTAAATATTAGGACAACTCCTCCTAAAGTGCCTAAAGGTCAAATTAATTCTGCACAACAATTAAATATTCCACAAGTAAATATTTTAAATAAGGCTGATGCAATTATTTCTGGGCAGACAAAATAATGGCTGATGAAAATGTTCAACAAAATCCTGCGGAAAAATATGCCGCATGGATTGTGCAAAACGCAGATAAAAAAGGCACACCTGAATTTAATACTGTGGTGCAAGCATATACCATTACAAAACAGCAAATACCTCAATTTAGCGTAGAATTAACTTCGCCTGAAGGTCAGCCTTTATCTACACAATTTGCTAATACTGCTGGTGGCGCTGCCGTAGGTAGACCACAAGGCATTGACCGCACTAATGTTTTGCCTGAACCACGCCCAACTGAATCATTTTTAGCTGGCGCAACTAAGTCAATTATTGACCCTGCTATTGCTGCCGCACAAATGGTTACTCGTGGCAATTTAGGTACAAGCGAATTAGCAAAAAAACTTGGCGAAGAAGCTGATGTTTATTCTCAAGAAAACCCTGTAGCTTATGGCACAGGTCGTGTTGCTGGTGCTATTGCCCCTGCTGTTGGTTTAAGCAAAGGCATTGGGATGATTCCTAGCTTTGCAAAACTTGGCCCTTATGCACAAGCAGCTACTGTTGGCGCTACACAAGGCGCTTTAACACCAGAAGAAACAGGCAAAAAAGATTTAGGTCTTTTAAAACAAGAATTATTAAATACTGGTGCTGGCACATTATTTGGTGGAATTTCACCTGCATTTGGCAAAATTGCTAATACGGTTTATGGCGCTGGTAAAGCAGCTTTAGAGCCATTTAACCAGTCTGGCAGAAACTTAATTCTAGGTCGTGCATTGCGTCAATTTTCTGGTAATGACGCTGAACAAGCCATTCAAAACCTTAGAAATGCTAAAGAATTAGTGCCAGGCTCTATGCCAACCGTAGGTGAAGCTGCTGGTGTACCTAGTCTTGCAGCGGTGCAAAGGGCTGCTTTAAATGCTTCTACTGAAGCTACTAATGCTTTGGCACAACGCCAAGCGCAAAATGCTGCCGCAAGAACCAATGCATTAGAAAACATCGCTTCTCCTACACGCATGGCAAAGTATGAAGATTTGCGTAGTAGAGTTGCTGACGAATTGTATGCTGACGCATTAAAGCCTTTAAATTTAGGTGAATTAACGCCTGAAATGTCTACTGAAATTAAAGGTTTAATTAAGACTCCAGCTATTAAAAGAGCTATGGGTCAAGCGCAAGAAAACGCTGCTAACAGAGGTATAGATATTACTGACCCTGCTGGCTCTATGCGTGGCTTGCATGAAACCAAAATGGCTTTAGATGATGAAATTGCCAAAGTTAAAGCTATGGCTGAAAAAAATGGCGGAGCAAGTAGTGCAGAATTAAAAAGTTTACAAACTGCTAAAGACCGTTTATTGAGCTTTATTGAAGAAGTAAGCCCAGAATATAAAATGGCTCGCAAAAACTATGAGCGCCTTTCTAAGCCTGTAGAACAATTAAACACTATTGCTAATATTGCAGAAAAGTCTACAAAAAGCACAGACTATTCTACCTATTTAAATAGGTTTTCTAATGAGCTAGAAAAAGCTAAAAAAGAAGGTTTATTGTCTGAGCGCCAATTAAACCGTTTACAAGCCATTAAAGATGACATGATGCGTACAGACTTTGCTAACACCGCAGGGCGTGGCGTAGGGTCTAATACCATGCAAAACTTGGCTTATAATAATATGCTTCAAGAGGTAAACCTTCCTAACTTACTTAGAAGGCGTGGTCTTGCTGAAACCGCAGGAAACATTGGCGCTAGAGTAAAAGACATAGCTTACGGTGCAGCCAATAAACGACTAACAACAGAAATGGCAGAGGCTTTATTAGACCCTAGAAAAGCCGCAGCATTAATGAAATTAGCTGGTCAGCAACCATTGGAAGCAAAAGTTTCGCCAGAACAAGCAAATTTAGCTCGTTTATTATTCACACAAGGCGGTGTTAATGCGGTAAATGCTTTAAGAGGACAAGCAAATGAGTAGAAACGGTAGCGGTATATATTCACTCCCATCAGGGAATCCTGTAGTAACAGGTACTACTATTAGCTCTGCATGGGCTAATACGACTCTTTCTGACATTGCTACAGCATTAACAGGGTCTATTGCTTCAGATGGTCAGACACCTATGGCTGGCCCATTTAACATGAATAACAACCAAATTACCAATTTGCCAGTAGGTACTGTGCAAGGTAATGCTGTTGAATTTTTCCAGTTTTCTACTCCTACATTTAGTGGAGCAATTACCGCCCAAAGCACATTAACGGTAGCTGGAGATGGCTTTTTTACTGGCACAGGCGAAGTACAGCTTCCAGCAGGTACAACCGCCCAAAGAACCGCAAGCCCATCTACAGGCATGGTGCGCTATAACACCACAACAAAGGCTTATGAAGGTTATAAAAACGGCATTACAGGCATTTCTATTAGTGGTATTACCTATTCCACTACTACAGCTACTTTAACGACTACAAGCGCACATGGCTTGGCAACAGGTCAAATTGTGGTCATTTCTGGAGCTTCCCCAAGTGCTTATAACGGCACATTTACCGTAACAGTAACAGGTACAAACACCTTTACTTATACGATGGCGACTAACCCAGGCGCTAACGCTACTTCAGTAGGTTCATATACTTATGGAGCTTGGTCAGCTATTGGCGGAGGAGCAACTGGTGGCGGAACAGACCAAATATTCAACCTAAACGGACAGACTATTAACTCGTCATATACCATTCCAAGCGGTTATAATGCAAATACAACAGGAACGGTAACTATTTCGAGTGGTGTCGTAGTAACTGTAAATACTGGCTCTAGATGGGTAGTTGTTTAATGTATTACACATACGCTCACTATACCCCTAATGGTGAAATTTTCTATATCGGCAAAGGTAAAGAAGATAGAGCATTTTCTCGTCATGATAGAAGCTACAAATGGAGAGAAATTGTCCAAAAAGCTCGAGGTATATCAATAGAAATACTTGCAGACTGGGATACTGAAGAAGAAGCGTTTAGTCATGAAATGCTTTTAATAGACTGTTTTAAAAGCATGGGCGCAAATTTAGTAAATCAAAGCAATGGTGGAGTTGGGCCAAATGGTGCTATGTTGTCCCCAGAAACAAAAGCAAAAATTTCGGCAGCACACAAAGGTAGAAAATATGAAATTATTATTTGCCCAAAATGTCAAAAATCTGGCGGTGCAACATCTATGAAAAGATGGCATTTTGATAAATGTACTGGAAACAGGCTATTTAAAGCTAGAGCCACTAAAGATGGTAAAAGACACTTTTTAGGCAACTTTGAAAGCAAAGAAGCTGTTAAAATCGCAATAGACAACTTTTTAAAAGTCTAAGGAAAAATATCATGGCGGGAACGATTGTAGCGAATACCCTAAACACAGATACAGGTCTATTTAGCACTAATAATGCTTATAGCGGTATTGCTAAAGCATGGGTAAGTTTTAATGGAACTTCAGGTTCTCCAACAATTTATTCTTCTTTTAATGTTTCTTCTGTAACAAAAAGCGGAACAGGAACTTATATTGCTAACTTTGCAACCGCTTTTTCAGACACCAACTGGTCATGTGTTATTGGTGGTCAAAAATTTGATTCAACCAATGATGTAAATACCTCTTTTAGCATGGGAACTTTATCTTTAACAAACACTACATCAACTTGTTATATGTGTGGTGGTGATGCCCATGGAAATTTAAAAGATTACACAATTATGTCTGGAACTTGGTTTCATAATTAAAGGATAAATCATGGCAGGAACAATCTACCTAGTCACCAATAATCTGAACGGCAAGCAATATGTCGGTCAGACTATTGTTGCTGGCAATAAGGTAGGTCATGGAACGCTAATGACAAGGGCATACCGCAAGCATGGTAAAGAGAACTTTGACTATATGCCAATCTGTACTGGGTTAAACAATAAAGCTATTCTTAACTTTGCAGAACGATTTTGGATTACTGTTATGAATAGCCGTATTCCTAATGGCTATAATATTGAGTTTGGCGGGTCAAGAAAGGGTGATTTAGCCCCTGAAACGATTGCCAAGATGAAGGTAGCTCAACTAGGATGGAAAAGGTCACCTGAAGCCGTTGCTAAGGTCGTAAAGGCATTGAAGAATCGTTCACCAGAAGTGAAGCAAAGTTGTGGTGCAAAATTAAAAGGTCGCAAACGCCCTGCACACATTGGTGAAGCTGTAAAACTAGCCCATACTGGCAAAGTAGTATCAGAAGAAACTAAAGCCAAACTATCGGCTTTTAATAAAGGAAAAATCGTGTCCGAACAAACAAGATTAAAACTATCCCTAGCTGCTAAAAAGCAATGGGCAAAGATTAAAGGAGAAGCATAATGGCGGGGACTCTTGTAGCCGACACCTTGCAAGATGGTGCTGGTAATAGCACAGCAATGGATAATGCCATTTATGGTAGTTGCAAAGCATGGGTAAATTTTAATGGAACAGGTGGAACTATTAGAGCTTCTTATAATGTTAGCTCTGTTACAGTAAATTCAACTGGTAACTTTTCAGTAAATTTTACAAATGCTTTATCTAATGCAAATTATTGTCCTAATATTAGCTTTGGAACAAATGCTGGAGCAAATTCTTATGGTTATATGGGGCATTATTCCACTTCAACAACAGTATATCGTTTTATAACGGCAGATTCTGGAACAGCCGCTTTTAATCCAGTAATGGTAACTGCCGCAATATTTAGTAATTAATTAAGGAAAAATAATGTCACAAGTAATCATTCATGCAAACTCCAATGGTGGAGTATCTGTAACAGTCCCAACAGGCGAAATCAGTATTCAAGCTGTTAAGGAAAAAGATACTCCTGAAGGCTCAATCATCGTTGATGACAGCACTTTGCCACAAGGCGCAGATGCTCAATTCTTTGATGCTTGGGAATTGTCAGGCTCTACAGTCACAGTAAACTTTGAAAAAGCTAAAACAATCAAGCTGGCACAATTTAATGCTAAAGCTGTAGAAGAAGCCCAGAAGCGACAACTCAATACTTTGGCTGGTATTCCTAATGCTGTTAGCGATGCAGACTTTATTGCTAGTTTAACTGCTGGTCGTGCTTCTATTGCTAGTGCAACAACTACTGCCGAATTAGTGGCTATTTAAGGACAGATTATGTCAGTATCTTTATATGGTAGTGGTAATACTGTAATTCAAGTAGTTAATTCCACTTTTACTACTATTCAATCTACTACAAGCTCTACACCAGTATCTACAACTTTAAGTGCAACTATTACCCCACAATCCACTACAAGTAAAATTTACATTTCTGTTAGTAGTGTAGGGGGTCAAAGCTCTAGTGGTCGTGCCGCAAGATTTTATATTTATAGAGGTGCAACACAATTAACAACCACAGAATGTGATGATGGAGCAAGCACTTTATATTTTCCTATTTGCATGACTTGGCTAGATTCACCATCAACAACATCTGCAACAACTTATACAATTTATTTTGCAACCGATGGTGTTGGCACTAATTATTTTGGACAAGCAAATTCACCATCTACAATTACACTAATGGAGATTGCATATGCTTAATATTCATGATGCTATTTATGCTTTAAATCCATTAATTATTACTATTTGTGGTGATGTTGCTTATGATAAAGATGAGCAAGTAGTTCAATATGACATGGCTCAAGCTGAAGCAAAATTAGTAGAACTTGAAGCCGCAGAAACAGCTAAAGAACAAGCCGCTAAAGATGCAAAGGCTTCTGCACTAGTTAAACTAACTGCACTTGGTTTAACTGCTGATGAAGTAAAAGCACTATTAGGAGCTTAATATGAATTTTACATTTACATGGATTATGGACAAGTTAGGTTATATGCCTAAACCTGCCATTAAAATTGACTTTCAAGAATGGCCTTTTCCATT